TAACAATTACATTAACAGACTCTGCAACAACCCAAGCGGCCAGAAATTTACGTTTAAACATAACAGAAAGCTCTACGGGTATTGGTTCTGTACGTAATTTAATACTTGGTTCTGGTTGCCAGATTGAGAAGTTTTACCTTATCAATAACACCGGCACTGGAGCCAAAACAATTAAGAACACTTCAGGCACAGGCATATCTGTCCCTGCGGGCAAGGCCACATTGGTTTACAACAATGGCACAAACGTTGTTGATGCGGCTTCGTACTTCACTTCTTTGACTTTGGGTTCTGCGCTCCCGGCTGCTTCTGGCGGTACAGGCATCACATCTCTTGGCACTGGCGTAGCTACTGCACTTGGGATAAATACAGGTTCTTCCGGGGCGTTTGTCGTTAACGGCGGTGCATTGGGTACACCCTCTAGCGGCACAGCCACTAACTTGACAGGCACTGCTTCGGGCTTAACCGCTGGTAACGTAACTACTAACGCCAACTTGACGGGTATGGTTACTTCCGTTGGTAACGCGACTACAGTTGTTACAAACGCTAACCTTACTGGGGGCGTAACTTCCGTCGGTAATGCAGCCACCGTAGTAACTAACGCCAACTTAACCGGAGATGTAACTTCAGTTGGAAACGCAACAAGTATTGCCGCAGGGGTGATTGTCAATGCAGACATCAACGCTTCTGCTGGTATTGTGGACACCAAGCTGGCAACAATTTCCACGGCGTTAAAAGTCAGCAACTCAGCAACTACAGCAACCAATGCAAATACCGCGTCCGCAATCGTTGCGCGTGATGGCTCGGGTAACTTTTCTGCTGGGACAATTACAGCTTCTTTAACAGGTAACGCATCGGGTTCAGCAGCCACGTTTACCAGCACGTCACAGAACTCTCAATTCAATTCAGTTGGTGTGGGCACAGCCGGTTCCGGTACAGCGGGCGAAATTCGCGCAACCAACAACGTCACAGCGTTTTACTCAGACGAACGTTTAAAAACTAAAGTTGGCAATATTGAAAACGCGCTTGATAAGGTATGTCAGATTGAGACGATGCTTTACCATGCTAACGAAGTTGCCGTAGCTCTTGGGTATGATGCTTCTATACAAGAAGTCGGTGTAACCGCGCAGTCAGTTCAAAAAGTACAGCCAGAAATTGTAGTACCCGCCCCAATTGATGATAGGTATTTAACTGTACGATATGAGAAGTTAGTTCCGTTGCTGATTGAAGCTATTAAAGAGCTAAGAGAAGAAGTCCGAGAAATCAAAAAGGTGATTGAAAAATGAGCACCTATTTCCCAGACCTTCGGATCGAACTCATCACGACCGGCGACCAAGCCGGTACATGGGGCACACCGTAAGGAGAACACATGACGCTACCAGCATCAGGCCCTATTTCTTTTAACGCTATTAACGTTGAGTTGGGTGTTTCTGGAACAACTCAAGCCTCTTTGGGGCAGGCGTCGTACCGCGCACTGGCGGGCGTTGCTTCCGGTCAAATTTCGCTGAGTAATTTTTACGGCAAGTCAAACTCACTGACCGTGGACTTCACAGTTTTGGCGGGGGGTGCGGGAGGCGCCCCCCTCGGCGGCGGCGGCGGTGCTGGCGGAATGCGCTTCATTTCTGGAAACGTCTTGGCCTCAGGAACCTACGGGGTTGTCGTTGGAGGAGGCGGGCCTTCGGCGACCAACGGGTCTGACTCTTCGTTCAACGGAACCACCACAACCGGCGGAGGCCGAGGCGGTAACACTAACGCGGCCTCTACGGCCCCCGGATCGCCGGGAAGTCCCGGTGGTTCTGGAGGTGGGGGCTCCACTTACTTGGGGGCTGCACGAGGCGGCGGAGCAGGGACTGCTGGGCAAGGAAGTGCAGGTGGTGCATCGGGCCCATTTCAGTACGGAAGTAAGACTCAGTACGCCTATGGTGGAGGCGGAGGAGGTGGCGTAGCAGCCGCAGGTACTGACGGAACTCGCCCATCCAATTATTTCTTTGTTGGGGGCTCGGGCGGCAACGGCAGTTCTGACACAATTACAGGAACAGTGCGCGGTGGTGGTGGTGGTGGCGCAGCAGTTTATACGGCCAGCGGCGGGGGATTTACCGCCGGTCCCGGTGGTTCTGGAGGAGGAGGAGGGGGAGCCGTCAACGTAGCGGGTACGGCGAACTTCGGTGCAGGCGGGGCAACGGGCTCGGGGCTGGGTGGCTCTGGAATCGTAATTATTCGTTATGCCGGGGCTTCTGCAAGAGCTACGGGTGGGACGATCACCATTTCTGGGGGGTATGTAATCCATACCTTCACAAGTTCCGGCAACTTTGTATTCTAAGGACACAATGGCACATTTCGCACAACTTGATGAAGACAACATGGTTATCCAAGTAGTGGTCGTGGGTAATGACGTGCTTGGTGACTTGGACTTCCCCGAAAGTGAAGCTGCTGGAGCGGCGTTTCTTGAAACCGTTATTCCGGGCAAGCGTTGGGCGCAAACTTCTTACAACGCAAATTTCCGTAGAAAGTATGCTGGGATTGGGTTCAAGTTCTACCCAGAACTTGGTACTTCACATGGGGCTTTTTGCCCGCCAAAAGAATACCCGTCGTTTGTGTTTGACGCAAATATTTGTGAGTGGGTTGCCCCCGTTGAAAAACCAAGTACCCCCGGAAGTTTCCTTTGGGATGAGCGTTCCCAGCAGTGGGTGCGGTTCCAAGTTTCGGTAACCATCATTGGAGAGTGATTATGGATTTAAGAGTAGCGGAAAACGCGCCTGTTGCGGCTTTGAGCTGCGTGTCAAATGTGTTTATAAAGCAGATGCACTTTACAAAAGCCGGGGATGTTGAGCAGGGTCATGCACATTGTTTTGACCATGTCACCTTGCTGGCTTCGGGCCGCATCAGATTGACGGCGCTCGGGGCATCCACTGATTTCACTGCGCCTCACCACATCTTCATCAAGGCCGGAGTTGTACACGAGCTTGAAGCGCTTGAAGACAACACCGTGGTTCACTGCATTCACGCCATTCGTGACGGAGGCCGAGTGGAAGACATCATTGACCCAGCTACGCTGCAAAAATACATGGATGACCCTCATAATAGCGATTTGCAATTCTACCCGTATACAGAAGATGCGCGGGATCTGTTGCTTACTAACGGCAGCACCTCTGCCGCTTAGTAGTCGGTTTTTGTGAACATGTTTGCCAAAAAAGTAAGTGCTTGCAGAGTTGGCGGCGGCGAATGTAGCGTTTAAATAAATGAAATGGTTTTGGTTACTGCTCATTAGTTTGGTTTTTTGGGCAGGCGCTAAGTCCCCATGCACAGTTTCGGATTTTTATGGGCTGAGTTGGCTGGGTGATCCCACCTTGCGCCACATGGAGTTATCTAGGTGGCTGACGACAAACGGCGATAATTGTTCAACGGCTCAGTTGCTGGCTATTTGGAATAACTTGCCCATGTGGGCGGGTACGGCAGACAGCGCAGAGCTTCGTGGAAAACTCTTGTATTATTTTGCAAGGGCGGCGGAGAGGGAAAGGAAATGATTCAGTTGCACAAGTGGTATCCGTTTGTGCATCCCAGCCCCTACGATGCACGAGCCATAGCCCACGAGAAAAGAGCCGAGAAACTTGAGTATGAATACAAGCTGGCGTTAGAAGCCGCCAAAATAGAGAAAGCAGTTGACGCACTTGAGATTGAGTTGTACAACAAACGGGCGCGACAAAACACAATTGAGTTGGAAATATTTAACAGCACAAAACATTTTGATAGATACGCATAATGGTTACAGCTAAGAAACCCCCAGCCAAGGCTCCCGCTAAGGTTGCACCTGTTAAACGCAGGATTACCAAGCCAAAGGTGGAAGCAGTAGCTACCCCTGCACCTAAACCAACAGAAGCACCAAAGACCGATGTCATTGGTCGCGTCACAGACTTAATTAAGTGGGTGGACAGCCCGTTTAAACTGCTCACAGTTATTCTTCTCAGCTTCTTAGCCTTTGCTGGCTATTTTGCTTGGGACAGCCGTCAGGTCATCCTTCAGGCTATTCAGAATCAAGACCATATGCCGCAGCTTGTGAAGCAGGAGGACTTGATTGAGCCTGCTAAGAGCTTAATGAAGGATGTGGACGGCTTAGTTGTGCTGGTGCACAAAGCCAACCTTACAATCAATTCACGCACCACGGTACTGGCCATCAATGCTGACGGCTCACGGGAAAAGAAGATTGAAGGCACAGTTACCTCGTTGTTTAACGCAAGCGCAGACCGAAATGCAGCAATGGTGGCCATGCTGAACAATGAAGTTCTTTGTGAAGAATTCAATCCTTCGTCTAAAGTGGGGGAGTGGGGCGTTAAACAAGGTGTGAAGTTTATGTGCCGTGGCTCAATCCCACCTGACCCCGGTAAGTTTGCAGGGTATATTGCTATTGGGTTTAAAGACAAGCCTGAAGACATCAGCGCTTTAAAGACCCGCATTAATTTGGCTTCAACCGATATGTCTGACGAATAAGGAAAACAAATGCTTACTCTATTATCAACCTTACTTTCTTTCCTAATGGGCGGTCTGCCAAAGATACTCGACTTCTTACAAGATCGTCAGGACAAAAAGCACGAACTTGAGTTGGCTCAGATGCAAATACAACGCGAGTTGGAGATGCGTAAATTGGGCTTTGAAGCTCAAGAACGGGTGGAGCATATCCATACCCAACAATTAGAAATAGAGACGAAGTCGGCGGAGAAGCAGTCATTGGTTCAAGCTCAACAAGCTGAGATGCAAGCCATTTATGCCCACGACACAAGTTTAAACGAAGGCACTAGCGAGTGGATGAAAAACCTTCGCGCTTCTGTTCGTCCCGTTATCACATACGGATTTTTCTTTCTGTTGTTGTTTATTGACATCGGCTTATTTGCCTATGGTTGGAACAG